TCAACAGCTATTGCTGATGGAACTATTGTAAATACAGATATTAGTGGAAGTGCAGCTATTGCACATAGTAAACTTGCATCCTTAACAGATGGTAGGATACTGGTAGGTAACGGTTCAAACGTGCCTGTAGGTGTTTCTGTCTCAGGCGATGTAACTTTAGCAAACACAGGCGCTGTAACTATAGCAACAGGTGCTGTAGAACACGCAATGTTAGCGGCGGACGCAGTTGATGGAGATAATATAGCTGATGACTCTATTGACTCTGAGCATTATGTAAATGGAAGTATAGATGCAGCTCATATAGCTAATGATGCTATAGACTCTCAACACTATGCAGCAGGTAGTATAGATAATGAACACTTAGCAGATGATGCTGTAGGGGCAGA